TCATTTTGAATTCCTAAAATTATTTTTTTTTGTTTTTATTGCCCTTATTTTCATTGGTTTCCTCATTCCCATGGACATTTTCAGCACAATCCTGATTTTCGCTATTTTCCAAATAATATGGGGGTAAATCAGAAGCGCTATAAATGTCAAGGACTTCACGGACAACTTCTTCGCGCTGAATATCATTTTTATCAAATTCAAAACTGCTTATACTCGACGACCTTCTTCCGCGAAATTTATTCAAAAAATCTTCTAATCCATTCAATTCATTTATTCTGTCGTATTGTTCTAAATCCCCGGTAATGACCAAACGACTGTTTTCCCCCAAACGTGTCAAAAGCATTTTCATTTGCGATACACTTGAATTTTGCATTTCATCGGCAACAATCCAGCAATTTTTGAATGTTCTGCCACGCATATATCCAAGAGGGGCAATTTCAATACTCTTTTCTTCAATCATGGATTCTACTTCTTTGGGGCTAACAAAATTATACAAAATATCATATATGGGACGTATCCATGGGGCCATCTTCTCTTCCAATGTTCCCGGTAAAAACCCCAAATCTTCGTCTACACTTACCGAAGGGCGCGTGAAAATGAGTTTTTCGTAAAATCCTGTCAAAAAATAGCGAACTCCGAATTCGGTGGCAAATAGGGTTTTTCCAGTACCCGCGGGTCCCGATACAATTATGATTTTTTTCTCCTTGTTTCCGAGTGTTTTTACATATTCTTCTTGGTTTGTATTAATGGGCTTTGTAAATTTATGTTCAAATTGATTGCGTTCGTTTGGCGACAAGTACTGCATGTTCTCGTATAGTTTTTTGGACGATTTTGCATTTTTATCATATTCATAATAATATTCATTCAACAATTCTTTTTCGGTTTGTTTCTTGGACTTTCGAGTGCGCTTTTTTTCCTTCTTCTCTTTTATTTCGCCCATATGTTCATTTTCATTTGCAAAGTCCATATTATAAACTATTTTGTCATATAAAATAACTCGCATTAATTTTCTTACTCACCGCCTCTTTTTTATCGGGAAAAAATAAAGTGTCAGTCGCACTTCTTACACAAAATGCGCGATGAGCAATAATCATTGCAACAAATGTTATTCCTAAAACGTTAATAAATGGATATTTATAATAATATGAAATAAACCAAACAAATAAAAGTGTGACTACAGTATCAATAATAGGAATATTAAAAATTCGATATTTTTTGCGCAATCCTGTGTTTGGTTTCCCAATGGCATCTTTATATTTACACAAATCCCACATGGTATATAGAGTATAAATATATTACATATTCATTTTCTTGTTTTTCTGGATTTCTTTCCTTTTTTTCCTTTCTTTCCTTTTCTTCCTTTTCTTGATTTTTTTAATTTGCCACCAGCAGATGATTGATTTGCTGGATTTGCTGGATTTGCTTGATTTGCTGGATTTGCTGGATTTGCTTGATTTGCTGGATTTGCTGGATTTGCTGGATTTGCTGGATTTGCTGGATTTGCTGGATTTGCTGGATTTGCTGGATTTTCTGGATTTGCTGGATTTGCTTGATTTGCTGTTTTTTTTGATGATGAAAATCCAAAACTTGGAAAAAATGTTTTTTTAGGTATTTCAGTTGGATTAACACCATTTTTAACTAATATTAAGTTTTGATAATCGATTACATTAGCCAAAACATCACGTTTTTGGTCAGGGTCCTTTACATAGGCCATGGTAAAATAATAGAGGAAATCACTATTAGGACCACGTCTATGCATCTCAAATTGTTTATCACCGTACAATTTTAATTCTGTTAGTTGTCGGGGATCTGGTGTTGGACCCGGTTCAGTATAATAGATACCTCCTTTCCCCATGAATCTTTTAATGCAATTAACTTGAATTATTATTTTTTGTTTACTTGTATCTTGATTGTTTGGATCATAAAAAAATATATAATAACCAGTATAACCTGGTTTTATAGCTGTATTGGATATTATTTCGTAGCCGTTATCTTCAATATATTTCGCAATATCGGGGTTAAGTCCATTCTTAATTTTTTCTAAATTATTTCTATGATATTCGGCTATTTCGGCTATTTTGGCTTCTCTTTCGGCTTCTCTTTCGGCTTCTTTTTTCAGATTCCTTCGAAAAAATGAAAAAGACATTTATATATTTATACTAGATAATTTTACATAGGACATATATAAAATTATCTAAAACATATAAAATCTAGATTATATATTATTTAGGTAAACCTGAAAGATGTCCGAATCCACTCCTTTTATTGAACCCCTATTGCAACCCGATAACACCCGTTACGTAATGTTCCCCATAAAAGACAACGAAATATGGAAAATGTATAAAAAGCAGGTCGATTGTTTTTGGGTGGTTCAAGAAGTAGATACATCAAAGGATTTAATGGATTGGCAAAAGTTATCCGACGACGAACGTCATTTTATTTCCATGGTACTTGCGTTTTTTTCATCAAGCGACGGAATTGTATTGGAAAATCTAGGTGTCCGATTTATGACCGATGTTCAATTGGCAGAAGCCCGTGCGTTTTACGGATTTCAAATTGCAATGGAAAATGTACACAGTGAAATGTACAGTACCCTCATAGACACTTATATTAAAGACAGCGATGAACGCGATAAACTCTTCAATGCCATTGAAAACTATCCATGTATTGCAAAGAAGGCCAATTGGGCAAAGAAGTGGATATCAGACAATCGCAGTTCGTTTGCATCCCGATTAGTTGCATTTGCGGTTGTGGAAGGTATCTTTTTCAGCAGCGCATTTGCCAGTATTTATTGGATCAAGAAACGGGGATTGATGCCCGGACTTACCTTTTCCAATGAATTGATTTCGCGCGACGAAGCCCTTCATACCGAATTTGCAGTATTGTTGTATAGTAAATTACAGCGTAAATTAAGCAAAAAACGAATCCACGACATTATACAAGAAGCCGTCTCCATCGAAAAAGAGTTTATTACAGAAGCCATTCCGTGTCGCATGATTGGTATGAATGCCAAAATGATGATTCAATATATTGAATTTGTTGCTGACCGTTTATGCAGTCAACTCGGATATGACAAAATATACAATTCTGCCAACCCTTTCGATTTCATGGAATTGATTAGTATAGAAAGCAAAGTGAATTTCTTTGAACGAACCAATTCCGAATATTCATTGGCCAATAAAAAAATTGACACCGATGTGTTCGAATTCAATGCGGATTTTTAACTCTTTCACATAATTACCATTATAAGCATATAAATACATATAATATTATGTATTTATAACAACCATGAATAGTGAATAAAAATACACATATCTTGTAAATAAATGCATTCAACTTACAAGCACATATGGCGATATTCATGAACACTTACCTACATTATATAATTATGCAAAAGAGTGTAATAGTGTCATTGAATTGGGAGTGCGCGGCTGCGTATCTTCATGGTCTTTTGTATGTGGCCTATTAAATAACGAAAAATATTATTCAATGATATTGAACCTTGTCCCATTGACGAATTATTATATATTACAAATGGACTTCCTATAAAAGTGGAATATCAATGGATAAACGATTTGAATTTGGAAGTAAATGGAAACTATGATTTAACTTTTATTGATACGTGGCATGTATACGGACAATTAAAACGAGAATTAGAAAAATTCAGTCCACTTACCAATAAATATATTATTATGCATGATACCACTGTGGATGAAATCTATGGGGAAACCCTACGTTTGAATTTGAATGCAAAAAAGCAACATAAAGAAACTGGTTTTCCGCTTGAAGAAATCAAGTGTGGATTATGGAAAGCAATCAAAGAATTTTTAAAAACCCATAATGAATGGAAATTGAAAGAAAAATTCACAAACAATAATGGATTAACCATATTAGAACGTGTGAATTAACCCTTTCCCAATACAATCATTCATAAAAAACCCCAATACTAAAACCTCATACATTATGCATTTTCAGATGCACACGCAGCAACAACAGCAGGTTCTTCGCTATCATTATAAATATCCAATGTACGCGCACTCGGATCTACAATATTGTCCGCATATTTGGGCATCCAAAATCGAGGTATTAGTTTTCCCATACCCGAATAATGGGATTCAAATATTTTTCTATACATGAATTGTTCTGCAGTAGTAGGAATCAAATGGGTTCCAATATCTTTCATAATCTCGTCTTCTTTTGCAATTTCCGAATATAGGTTAACATTTGGACCATATTTGGCAATTTTATGGGAATATTCTTTTTCGAATCTTTGATTTGCATATTCTTGTATAATTTGGTATAAGGATCGAGACTTGTGGGATACACCATCACTGAATGCTTCTTTGGTTCGCCACAATACTTCATTCGGTAAGAGGGGTTCATTTGCCGAATTGCGGTAATGTTCATTCGAAAATGCCATACGAAGCAAATATTTTTCGCATTGGTCGTTCCTTGTATGAAACCGCATTTGGGGTGGGATTGACAAATAATATTGTACAAACGAACGATCTAAAAAGGGAGTGCGCGGTTCCAACCCATGACTCGATATAGATTTATCGGAACGCAATACATCATAGATGTGTATTTCTTCTAACAAACGTCGAACTTCACAATCGAATTCCACCGATTCGTTTGCCAAATACATGTATAAATAGCCACCGCATAATTCGTCAGAACCGTCACCATTAAAAATCACTTTTGCTTCGCTGTTTTTCGAAATGTATTTTCCAATCAAATAATTTCCAATACTTGCACGCACAGTGGTTGTATCATAACTTTCAATGGCATGGATGACTTCGGGAATGGCTTCCAAAAAATCGGTTTCGGTCAATACAATTTCGGTATGTTTTGTTCCCAAATGTTCCGCCACCATTTTTGCATATTTTAAATCTTCGGACCCTTCCAAACCAATACTATAGGTTTCTAACAAAGGCAATTCGTGAGTTACATGATATTGGCGTACCAATCCGGTAATAATACTGCTGTCTAATCCACCCGATAACAAACATGCAATCGGGCGTTCAGTGGTGCAACACCGCTTTTCAATGGCACGTATTAAATACCGCTGAATGTTCAATATGATTTCCGAATCATAATATTGCGGACTCGAATGATACATCAGCGAATTGAATCCCGTCGAATGATAGCGTTGATATTCAATTTCGGGTGTCCATACAGACAATACTTTGGAAGACAATGTATAATACGAAAATGAACCAGGAGGAAACTGTTTCAAAATATATTTGGATTGAGTGGACCCACCACCGAATGAAAACCCGTCGGTCTTTTTCGATTTTTTCTTTTTCAACATTTGATTCAACAGTGAATAAAATGGATATAATACTTTTAATTCGGATGCAAACCCAACAATGTGATGTTCTTCGCGGTCATCTTTTTCGTCCACAAACATGGACGCATTCGGATACAATATATAGAGGGGTCGAACTCCATACGGATCCCGCGCCACATACAATTTGAAATGTTCACTGTTAATATTGCTATCCAATAATACAAATGAAAATACACCGTCCAACATTTGAAGGGTATGCTGAATACCGTATTTTTTATATAAATGTATAATGACTTCACAATCCGATTCGGTTTTCGGTTCTACGTTCATATATCTGTATAATTCTTTATAATTGTAAATTTCACCATTGCATATTAATGTAATGTCCCCGTCAACTAAGGGCTGATTTGAAGCAGGATTCAATCCATTGATCGACAAACGATGAAACCCCATAGAGATTTTTATACCCACATGCGACAATTTAGAAAATTCGGGTCCGCGTCCGCGACCTTTTTGAAATTGCTCGTCCACAAATACTGGAGCAAATGTATTGCAGTTGTTTAATAGTGAAAATATTCCACACATAATATTGTATTATCAATTGTAGTGTTTACTGTATTATTTGCCATTTTATCTTTAACCCGTTTTCAACATTGATTTTAGTTACACCGACCAAAAAGAAAAATGAGACAAACTTTTTATAAAAAAATAAAAAATTTGTTATTCTTATTCTCAATAGTGTAAAAGCACCATTCGTAGTCAATCTATTTGTAATTTACAATTATAAATTACAAAAATAATATACTAATATTATAAAATTAGTATTTATAATATTATGATATCATTTACATGATGTATGTGATGAAAATACATGTGGCACATACACTCATAGTTTCAGTTG